GTACGGGGCGATGACCGAGTAGTGCAGGTCGATCAGGTTGTCGGCCGAGAATGCACCGGTGACACCCGTGGAGCCGGTGACTCCGAGGGTGGCGTCGGTGACGACGCCGCGTGGCTGGCTGGAGCCGGTGCCGGTGACCGCATGCGCGCCGAAGGCGTTCCCGAGCGCCCGGCCGGCCTGCATCGCCAGGTAACCCTCGAGGTCGACACCCGTGTCGTCGAGCAGCTCCCGCGACACCTGGATGAGGGTGCCGTACTTGTAGGCGCCCAGCGACACCTGACCGAACGTCGGGTCGGATGCGCCGATCGCGCCGGCCTCCGTGACGATCGCCGCAGTGGAGTGCGCGGTCGTCTTCGGCACCTGGATCGTCTCGCCACTCGCCGTGTTGAGGACGGTCACGCCGGCCTGCATGATCGCCGAGGTTTCGATGAGGTGTGCCATCAGCCGGTCGTAGAACGACGTCGGCACCGTGTTCAGACCCGCGGCCGCGGTCAGCTTCGACAGCGCGCGGAAGTCCACCGGGCCCGTCGGGTTGATGTTGTACACGCGGGGACCCTCGCCGCGAAGGAACTTCCGCAGCTCTGCCGCCTGTGCCGACGGCTGCTGCCCGCCAGCCCCGCCAGGCTGGCCGGCGCGCTCCTGCGGAGTGGACTCGAGCTTCGCGAACGACGCCTCGGCGTCCTTGGCGCGCTGCTCGGTGTCCAGGGCGGACTTGATGCGCTGGTCGAGCTTGTCGAGCTCGTCGTTCTGGGCGTCCCACTGGCCCTGCTCTCCAGGGTCGAAGGCGCGGTTCTCGTCGCTGGCCTTGTCGGCGAGCGCCTTCATGTCCTCCCAGACCTTCGTGCGCCGCTCACGCAGCTTCTTCACCATCTCGCTCATGCGAGTTCTCCTTGCGGAATCGGGGGGTTGCAACACGGCAAAGGCCCCGGATGCGTTGCCGGAGCCTTGGGTCACGAGACGGTTGCGTTGCCGATCCCGTAGGGATATTCAGTTGTGGACAGTCGCTGATCGGTCGGTGGATGCGTGTCCGGCCAACAGGTCAGCGGGGATGGAGGGGTCTAGACGTAGGGGTCTTCCCGACGCGACAGCAGCGCCGCGGCCGCGGACGGCCCGAACAGCTTCGGCCTCGACGGCACAACCGGCGCACCGGTCTTGCGGTCGGTGCGGACGAAGAACTTCCGCAGTTCATCCGCCTCAGCCATCTTGCGGACCTCCGCGTGAACATGCGCCGCCAGTGACCGCAGACCCGAAGTGGTGTCCGGGTAGGCGGGAATGTTCACCGGCGCCACATCCACCAGTTGGCCTGACACGAGCTTCCGCATCGGGAAGCCCTGATCGGTTGTGGTCCACTCGTCACCGTTCACGTCCAGCCGGAACGCGAACGAAGACTTGCGCACATCACCGCGGGCGATGAGTTCGACAATGTCCGCGCGGGACACGGGCGGGTCCACGTCGTACAGCAGGCCGGTCTCGTCGATCGACAGGCGCAGCGTGTTCCCGCCGGTCGACCCCAGGAGCATGTTGTCGTCGTGGTTGTAGCGGGCGATCACGTCCGGCCATCCAGCCGTCCGGGACGTGTTGAAGAACGACGGGGCGATCAACTCGACGAATCCACCCAGGTTCCGGGACAGTTTCCCGAACACGGCGGCGTAGCCGCCGATCTTCTGCTTGTCTCCGTCGGCCCGCACCTGAACCGGCACCGGCGTGTAGCGCCTCTCAATGTCGGACACCATTTACTCCTTGTTTGCCGGTCGTCGGGTCGACCTGTCCGTTCTGGCCGCCCACGTGGTCGGGCTCCAATGACTTGCCCGGTATGCCCCGCGGGACGGCGGGGGATTCGTTGATGGTGGCGACCGGCTTGTAGGCCTTGCCGGCGCCATTCGGTAGCGGAGGGAGATCTTCGATGGCGCGGATCTCGTCGACATTCCGCCACCCGGAGTCGAGCGCCATCTGGTGCGCTTTATAGCGGGTTTCGAGGTCCGTGCGGATCATGGCGTCCACGTTGAACTTCACGAATTGCCGCACCGGCATGAGCATCGAAATGCGGCGCTCGAGGCGTACTAGCCACGGCCGGAGGGTGGACTGGGCCAGTTTGATCTGGTTCATTTCCTCGGTGGAGTAGGTCAGCGAGTTACTGACCTCACCCCCCACATCCCCCGGTGGGATACCGAAGATCGCGGCGATCTGCGTAGCGTTCAGCTTCATCGTCTGGATGAACTGGCTCTCTTCGGGGTTCACCTGGATGGCCGTGAACTCCCAGTCGGAGCCGTACACCAAAGGCTTCCGAGACCGCATCCTGGTTGCCAGCCGGTCGGAGATCTCCTCCGACTCGGCCGGGTTGACCGTCTTCTGGTTGTTGCGGAACGTCGCCGGCGGGGTACCGCCGTTGTCGAACCAGCTGCGCCCGTAGTCGGTCGCGGACAGCCCAACACCGATCGTCGACGCAAACGCCGCCACCGGCGACAGGCCCACAACTTTGCCTGGCATCACGAACCACGGGATGTGTAACACGTCCTCGGTGGGCAGTCGGTGGCCTCGCCAGTAGAACACCGGGGCCTGCGGAACCAGCTCGTCTACGTATACGTCGTCCGGGTCCATCCATTCGATCTGCGTAGGGAAACCGAACAGGTCCCGCGCGATGATCAGCCCATAGGCGTTGCCGCGCAGCGCCATCGACACCACGCATTTGTGGAGCCACTCGAACAGATCGTCTCGTGCGGAGGGTTGCCACAGCAGCTGCGGGACGAACGTCTTCGGCAGGCGTCGGTCCCCGATCTGCTCGTAGGTCTGCAGGGGAAGAGACGCGACCCCATCCGCGAGCAATCTGACGCAAGCGAACAGAGGGATCAGGCTGATTGCTCGCTCGGCAGACGCCGCGCTCGCCCGTGGACCGCCCGAGACCCACGGCAGGCTCGTGATCGCCCGCTGCCCGGTCCTGCCGACCCATCGACCGGCCCTACTCAGTGCACGGCCGACCCACGCAGTACCGCGCCGCCACCGTCCCTGTGCGCCCGGGACCGGCTTCTGTCCGGCGTAGTAGACGCCGTCCGCCCCGAGGGTAGGGTCAGGCACTGTAGACCCGTTGATATTGCAGCGCCTGCGAACCAGTCTTGGCAGGAGAGTCGCCCATTTCGTGCCACCTCCCGCTAGATAACTGAGTCCATGAGGTCGTAATCGTTGGTCACCAGATGAGCCCAGGCTTGATACAGCCACTTCGCTACGGTCACTGAGTTCAACGGCGTGATGTCCCCGCCGGAGTCCTTCCGGGACCAGGTGATCGAGTCCGTTCCCTCTCGGGCTCTCGCCGATGCGGCCGCCGCGTTCAGTTCGCGCTGGCCGATGTGCCGAGCTCGATAGTCGAGCGATCCGTCTGTGCCGACGATCGGCCGGCAAACGGTGAGCATTTGCCCGGTCGCGGCCGACATATCCGCGCCAGCGACCACCGCGACGTTGCCGCGGGCAGGCTCCTCCGGCTTCTCGGGCCGCAAGAACTTCTGCTTCGTCAGTTCGGCCTCAAGGGCTGCGTAGGTGTTGCGGCCCATCGCGTACCCGACCGGGTTCAGAATCTCCCGCAGTTCGACCAGCCTGTCCGGAACCCAGTCGATCCCTGGCCGGCAGTCCATCAACTGCATGTGCTCGCGCTCATCGGCCCTGATCCCGAACAGTGCGATCGACGCCGCGTCCTGCTGCGGGTTCAGGTCGACGCCGATCGTGATATCGCCCTGTCGTCGGGAGTCTGGGTCGAGCATCCGCTGCCACGACGCGGCGTCGATATCACCAGCGATCAGGTCCGGCACCCTCTGACAAAGGCATTCGGTCAGGAAGATCTCGTCCGGGTCAGTGTTCAGCGCCGACAGCATCGCATCGAACGTAATCGTGAATCCGAACGACGGGTTCGCCATTGCCCACAGCCTTGGATCTGCCAGTTGACAGTCCGAACCGTGCGGTGTCGGTCGCACACGCTTACACGTGCACTTCACCTCGTCCGGGACCGACCACTCGAACAGGCCCATTTGAAGATCCGTCTCAGGCTGTGTGACCGTGAGCCGGGCCTTCGCCTGGATGTCGTTGAGGACGATCGATTCGTCGTCACCAGCGTTGGTGTACGCCCAGATCTGGGCGTTCTTCCGGGCCATGGTCGTCTTCGTTACGGCACCCCATGGCAGCCAGTTCTTGTGCTCCCGCAACTCGTCCAGGTTCACATCGTCACCGGTGAACCCGCGACCACCGCGGCGGTTTGCCGCCTTCACCTTCCACCGGGCGCCGTTCGCCAGCTTCAGCGCCTTCTTGCCGTTGACCTTGATGACGTCCTTGATCTCAACGGCGAGGTCAGGGATTCCCTCGCAGATCTCCACTGCGTTGTCCCACGACTCCTCGGAGACGTCGAGATCCTGGGCGGTGCCGAGCACCTGCGCGCGGTGGACGAACATCTTCCACAGGTTCTTGATCTCGACCAGGGAGGTCTTCCCGTTCTGCCTCGCGACCAGGATCAGGATCGTCCGGAAGCGGTACTTCCTGCCGACGCCCTTCTCCAACGCGTGGATCAGGAGCCACCGTTGCCACGGCAGCGGCTCGAAGCCGATCATGTCCCGAGCGAAGTCGATCGCGGAGAACCCGTATGAGGTCACCGGGGTCAGCGCACATCCGCACCCACACGGTCCCGGAGGTCCCGTGACCAGTGGCTTCGTCCAGAGACGAGGGGTGGTTGAGCCCAGCACGCGCCCACCGCCCCGTTT